GTGAGCTGATCGCCCCACCAGAAGACGTCGTAGAGCGGCCAGCACATCACCACGAACGGGATGGCGAGCTGCATCTGGTAGCGCATGTCCGACGCGCTCGGGCTGCCCACACCATCAGGATGGCTATGGAAGAACACCTCGGCCTTGGCGACGCGCAGCAGGTCTTCATCGGACAGCGCCACGTCCTTGGTCGGATCGGTGCTGCGATTGTCGAGCCGCACGTATTGGCCGCCCTCGACGATGCCGACCGCCTCCTGCGGGTAGGCATCGGCGGTGTGCTGCTTGGCCGCCTCATGCGCCGCGTCGGTCCACGCCGCCGGCCGCTGCGGCGACATCGGCGCGATCATCGGCGTGGGCTGGAGCATCGGATCACCTCACCTTGCCGACGCCGGGGAAGAAGCGCGCCGGCAGCACCTGCGCCGGGAAGCGGAGCTGGCAGCCGCCCAGGTTGCGCGAGCACTGGTCGTGCGGCGCGTCGGTCGGATTGTTGTTCGGGTCGAACGAGGCAGCGCCGGTGTACGGGCACGTGGCGCGGCTGTAGTCGAACGTGCCGGTCGCCGGATCGTAAGCGCGGTAGATGTGGCTGCAGACGTCGCGGAGGATTTGCCGGCGCGGGAGCTGCGTGCCCTCGACGTCCATGCGGGTCGCCAGCTTGAAGGCGATGGCGACGGCGGTGTGGCTGGTCTTCTGCGCGACCACGAACTTGTCGCGCGTGATGTAGGCGGCCGGATCGGGCGTCTCGCCGTCGTCGAGGAAGCGGCGCAACGTCAGGATGCGAATGATGTCGGCGCCAACCAACCCCTTGTAGCTGTCGAGAAGCAGGTTGCCGGCGCCGTACAGGTTGGAGATCGTGACGGTCGGCGTCGGAAAGGCGCCACGCGTCGTCAGCTCGAAGCCCGAGGCGTCCATCGGCAGCGCCTGATAAAGCTGGCCGCCCCACACGATCTGGTGCTCGAAGTCCTCGGCGCTGGTGAAGTAGAACCACGGCCCGCCCAGCATCGTGGTGTCGAGCTGCCACAGCGTGACCAGCCCCTCGGTGGTGAGCCCGGCCATCTCAGGGCGTCGCCGGCTGCGGGTTGAAGCTCTGGACCAGCGACACAGTGAGCGTGCCGACGATGCCGCTCTGCAGGTTGCGCTCGGTGATGTTGGCGCTCCACTGATCGGCGGTCACGAACAGCGCCGCCGCGCTGTCCGGCGGCGTGATCCAGAAGCCGGCGGCGGCATGCGCCTGCAGGAACGCGTCGCGCTCCTCCAGCTCAGCCAGCGAGGTGAACGGGAAGCTCAGCGACCACGATGGCCGCACCGGATTGAGGCCGCGCGTGCTGCGATGGACGTAGCCGTCGCCATAGGCCACCGAGTCGACCGCGAGCTGAGTGGTGCGCGCCGCGCCCGGCTGGGCGCACCACGGCCAATAGGGTTGCGGCTCGCCGGCCATGGCTCACCTCATGCGTTGGCGCGGCTGTAGAGCGTTCCGCCCGGCCGCTTCTCCTGCTGGATCACGTCGACCACGGCGGCCTTGACGCGCCGGCCGAACTCCAGCGCCGAGCCGGGATTGGAGGCGCCCTGCACTTGGCCCATGTCGAGGTTGACCGTGACGCTGCCGCTGCTGTCGCTGGCGCGCATCGGCTCGACGCGCCCGGCCGCCGCCGGCACGAAGCGCTCGGGACCGTACTCGCCCACGAGGTACGACTGCCCGGCGTCGACCGGCCCGCCGCCCGCGCGCGGCCGGGCGAAGTAGTCGGTGAGGCTGCCGCCCGAGAAGTCGGCATAGCCCGCAGGCGCAGTGGTCGGCGCGGCGCCGAGGATCGAGCCGAACGCCCATTTGAACACCTGCGAGGTGGCGGCCTGCAGCGCCATCCGCGCCAGCATCGACGCGAAGTCGGAGGCGATCTGGCCGAACGTCTTGCTCGACTTGCCCTCCAGCGCATCGAGCCCCTCACCCATCGCGCTGGTGATCGCGTCGAACGTCTGGGCGCCCTGGCTGTAGAGATCGTTGCTGCGCGCGTAGGAGTTGGCGGCGTGCTCGAAGCCGGCGGCCAGTGAGCCGAGATCGTCGTCGTAGCGCTTGGCCTCCAGCCGCGCCTGCTCGATGGCCTCGCTGTCGGCCTTGCGTGCGCGCGTCAGCGCCTGCTGCGTGGCGATGCCGGTCTTCTGGGCGCGCTCGAAATCCGACTGCGACTTGGCCGCCGCCGCCGTGCCGTCGCCGTACTTGCGCTCGACGTCGGCCGCCTTCTGCGCGGCCTCGATCCACTTCTCGTTCTCGCTTCGCCGCGTTTCGTACAGCGTGATCTCGGAGCGGAGCTGTTCCTTCGCCGCGTCGCTCGCTTGGTCGTATTTGGCGCCGAGCTTGCCGGCAATCTCGTCGACCTGCTGCTGGACCTTCAGCTCGCGCTGGAAGTCCTCAATGTTGGTGGCGTGGAACTCCGAGATTTTCTCGCTGGTCTTCTGCGCGGCGTCGGCCAGCGCGGTGTAGCGCTTGATCTGCGCGTTGATGTTGTCTTCGTCGGTCTTGCCGCCGCCGGTCGGCGTGGTCGGCGTCAGCGTGTGCTTCAGCCGCTCGGCCTCGTCGCCAAACGTCGGCATCGCCGGGAATTGGATCGGCGCGCCGATCAGCGCGCCCTGCGCGAAGCCCGGCGTCGCTGCGAAGCCCGGCTGCCCGACCGAGCGGGCGAACGCCTGCTGGCGCGCCAGCGCCGCGTAGGCGTTCAGGCCATACGGGTCCGCCGGCTGGGTCGGCATGCCGGGATAGGCGCGCGCGTAGGCGTTGGGATTGTTCTTCAGCCAGTCCGGCGTCAGGGTACTTTGGTCGACGGTGCGGACCTTGGTGACTTCGTCGAGCGCCGTCGCGAGACCATGCACAACGGCGGTGAGGCCGCGCAGCGTGGCGGTGATCGCGGCAATGACGGTGCCGCTGGGCTGCAGCGACAGCAGGAAGTCGTCCCACGCCGCGCTCAACCCCTTCGACGCCTTGGCCGCGTCGTCGAGATTGTCGCGTAGGAGGTTCTGGCTCCTGGCCGCGTTGATCAGGCGCTGCCACTCGCCGGGGATCGCCTCGATGCGCTTGCGCAAGTCCTCGGCCGACACGCCGGTGCGCTGCGCCGCGAGCTGCAGCACCTGCGCCTGCTCGCTCGTGAGCTTGAAGTTCTTCTGCAGATCATCGACGGCGAGCGCGTAGTCCTCGACCTCGCGGACCTTGGAGATCGCATACGTCACCGCGCCGATGGCGGCGGCGGCGGCGGCGCCAATCACGCCAAGGCGGCCGAGCGACGCGCCGAGCCCATCGAGCTTCGAGGTGAACTGATCGACGCTGCCCGACTTGCCGAGATCGGCCAGCGTCTTGGCGACGTTCGACAGCGTGGTGCCGTGCCGTTGCAGCAGGCTGTTCTGGTCGTCGAGCTTCTGGCCAAACGCGCCGATCTGGCGCGTGGCGTCGGTCATGTTGGTCGCGAACTGCGCGAAGTCCGCCACGAACTTGACGAGGATGTCGCCAATCACCGCCATTGGATCAGCCTCCCCGCCACGCCAGCCGTTGACGGTCCACCTCGCTCAGCTCGCCGTCGTCCGGCGGCGACGGCTCGCGGATCATGAAGAACTCGGCGGGTGATACCGGCGACGACTCGGCCGACCGCACGATGTTGCAGATGATCGAGCACAGCATCGCGAAGTGGAGATCGCTCAGCCGGTCAGGCAGCGGCTGGTGCAGCGCCTCGAAGCGGCGCCAGTCGCGCAGCTCGCGCGGCGTCATCGTCGCTTCGAGCTGGCCGACCGTCATATGCAGCGCCAAAGCGAGCCGATGAAGGAAGGCCCGCTCTGGCGTCAGAGGGAAGGGCCGGCGTCCGCGCCTTCGGCGTGGCCGTTCGGCTGCGCGTCCTCGGCCACCTCAGCATCGGGATCGCTCGGCCGCAGGCCGTTGACGAACGCGGCCTTGGCGGCGAGGTAGCTGAGCCGCTCGCGCAGCCGGAACGGCTGGGCGTAGACCTCGTCGGTGTCGCTGAACACCGCCGCGCCGTCGTCGGCGTAGCGCAGCGCCTGGACGAGCAGCGCGAACGCGCCCTCCTCGCTGTCGCGGCCGAACGCCTCGGTGACCGCGCGGCCGTCGCGGATCGAAAACTCGACGATCCTGATCGGCCGCCCGTTCCAGTTGTCGCGGTTCATGGCGCCGCCGTCTTGTAGAAGTGGACCGCGCCGTCGATCTGGCCGCCCAGCGTGTTGGCCACAGCGGTGTTGATGCCGAGCGAGACATCGAACGTGTTCACGATGCCCATGAAGGTCCAGCCGGTCTTGTCGCGCAGCCGCACGTCGATCACGCAGTCCTCGCCCGAGCGGTAGTACTCGCGCGCACGGTCGAGCGCGACGTCGTTGGCATCGTAGAAGCCGGCGGCGGTCCACGTGCCGATGGCCGGCAGGCCGGCGACGATGCGGTGGGCGATGTCGCACAGCGTGGTGACGTCGATGGTGGCGCCGGCCGGGTTGTTGGCGGTGAAGTTCGAGCGGCACAGCTCAAGGAACGTCGGCTTGCTGAGCGACGCGGTGGCGGCGATGTCCGCCGTCTCGTCGGTGGTGTCGCTGTCCTCCAGCGTCACCGATCCGGCAGCCGAGGCCGACACCTTGAAGGACGAGCCCTCGATGGTGTTCCAGCCGGTGCCGCGCGGCACGACGATGCTGCCGACCGGCGGCTCGCTGCCGGCCGCGACCGAGAGCACGCACGGCTTGGCCTTGGTCGCGGCGGTGACCGGCACCGTCGCCGTGTCGAGCGTGTCGCTGATCATGATGATCGAGCCTTGAGACGAAAGGCGTCCGCCCATAGTGGCCTCCTCACTTCTTCGGCATGGCGCTGGTCGCCGCGTCGACCAGCTTCAGGAACGTGTCGCGGAACGACTGGATGGCGTCGGGTGCGTTGGAGCCGAACAGCGGGCGCAGCCATGAACGGCTGGTGATGCCGCCGCGCGACGGCGCGGCCTGCCAACGCTTCGCTCGGAGGATTTGGCGCGCGCGCGCCTTGTCGCTGCGCGCCAGCCTGCCGAGGCGCAGGAAGGTCGGCGTGCGCATCGTGCGGCGCGGCCCGGTGCCGAACTCGAGAAAGCGCCACCAGTAGGCGGTCGACGGCCGGACACTGATCGAGCGCTTGCCGCTGGCGGCGCGCCGCTTGCGGATCAGCGTCTGGAACGGCGTCGGGTTGGTGCCGGTGATCGGCGCGTTGAACTCCTCGACGTAGCCTGTGAGCAGCTTGCTCGACGGCTCGCGCTGGACATGCACGCCGAGCAATTGGCGGATCGCGCCGGTGCGACGGGTGAACGTGGTGTAGGTCGCCGCCTTCATCGGCTTGGCGAGCGCCCAGCCCAGCGCACGCAGGGCATCGCGGCCGATGTCGGTCGCGGCGCGCGAGCCGAGCTGGTTGAAGTTGGCCTGCGTTTCCTTCAGCCCTGTCACCTCGATGCGGGTCGCCATCAGCCCGGTCCCGGCAACAGCGGCGACGGCGCGTTAGGGAAGCCCTGCCAATCGCCGTACTGCGGCCGGCTGGCATCGCGGCGGGTCTGGAACGAATAGCGTGCGGTCAGCGCGAGCTGCCACCATTCGCCCACGCCATCGGGCTCGACGTCGTGCGGCCCGTCGACCTGCAGGATCACCAGCCCGTCCGAGGCAAAGCCGTGGAAGGTCTGGCGGATGTAGTCGACCGCCTCGTCGAGCGCGGCAGGGCCGCTGCCTGAGCGG